CTTGGATTTTATGAGCATGAGATCTTCCAGAGTTTCTTATTTTTGATACACTCTGTCTCGCAGTCTGAACATCTTTAAAACCGAGACCATGAATTGTTCCTTTTGGATCTTCATCTGTATAGAGATCTGAGTGCTTATCAGACTTATCTGGTTGTCCTGGTTTTTTTGGAATACGAGCACCTTCATCAATTGACGCACCATTTTCTTTACGAAGCATTCCCTCAGGATCAACCATAAATCCAGCAGGAATTGCTTTACACATTTTATTAGTGTAGCAATAATATTCTCCTTTAGGACAGCGACCGTTTTTCTTCATTCAACTGGTTTTGACTTAGTGCTTTCACCTTTTGCTCTTTTTTTTCTTCCCGCACAATGAGCGCGTTGAGAAAATCCTTTTGGATTTGAGCAATCAATACTCTTTTTATATTTATTCGTCCAGTCTTCTTGAAATTGCTTAAACGTTTTCATCTTTTGATTGTTGTTTAATTAATTTAGCCAATTCCGCAGTTGATCCCACAAATAAAGCATTTGTGACATTTGTTGGACCTTTTGATTGTCTTTCTTCTTCAACATCTCTTAATTTCTTTTGAAGATCCATTAATTTATCTGTTGCATCTGCCACGTTTTTAATTAGTTGACCAGCAACTTCATATGCTCTAGGCATTTCACTTTCTTGAGCGAGTTCAAGAATTCCATTAATTGCTTCCTGACCTTTTTCAATTAGAGAGTATAAATTACCCCTTGTATATTCATAATCTTTTTTAATATCTTCTACAGATGATGAAACTTTTTCAATTTTTTTTAAAGAAGAATTCTCAACTTCGGTTGGAACAATGTCAGCATCAACATTGAAAGTATCATTTAGACTGTCAAATTTTTTTGTCATTTTCATGAGAACTCGCCACTAAATCCAAAATCATCTCCAACTTCAATCAATGCGTTGTCTGCAGTTGTTATTTTCTTAACTCCAGATCCAGCAACATGAGAGGTTGCAACTGTTTCATCAGAACCTCTGACGACCGTTAACATATTACCTGATTTTGAATCTACATACAGTTCTTCATTATCGATGACAATATATGAATTTTCTGAAATTGAAGATGCGTCTGCAACTGCAATAAAGGTATCTGCCAAACTTATATCATTCACTAAATTTGTAGTGACTGTACCGGTATAATTTCTAGTTGCTCTTGGAGTCACAGAGTATGTTAGATCTCTTCCACCAGTTCTTGCATTAACTCCAGAAGATGAAGCAGAAATATAACCAATAGAAACTTTTTTGATGATATCGCCAGATGCAGAAGAAATTGGACCAAAAAGATAAACTTTAGCTGTAAATCTTAACGTATAGATAAGAACTCTTCTAGTGGTGAAATCACCCTCATAATCATCACTCATCGTGATGCTATCTAAAACAACTGGAATGTCTCTTTTTTCACCGATTTCTTTTACCAAATCCACACTTAGACTGTATGATGGTTGAAAATAAGGTAGAATTTGTTCTACAATTTGTAACATATCATCATTTAACTTAGTCATTATACTAAGTTCAAATTGCATATTGTAAGGAACAGGCATATATGCCTTTTTCTCTTGTGTTTTACTATCGTTCGATACAGTTAAAAAAGTTTGAGTAGTAGTAACTTTTCTAGTTGAATCGTATGTCAACCCAATAAACTCAAAAGACATTCTTGGTAAAGTAATTTGAATTGGTTTATTCAAATCTGGAGACTGCTCTAGTCTAGCCAAAAACTTTTGAGTTGGTCCATAAGCTAGAGGAACTTTTATAACACTAGTTACCTCATCAGCATTATTTGTATGTTTTATCAAAATATCATTAAACAATGATCCAAAAGCGATCACTGTTTTTCTTAATATTTCGTGGTAAAAGTATTCAAACATTTTAAATTAATTGTAAATATTTTTAAAAAATCTTTAGCACTATTTATGGTGTGCCAAAAGGATTTATTTCACTAAAGTCTATAATTTGATCTGCTTCTGCTTCTATTACATCATTTTGTGCATATGGATCGTCTATATCATCGGTGTTTATTATTCTAAGTTGTCTATTTGCACTACTTGTAGATCCAACAATATTTTCACCAATCACAAAAGATCCAGAAATAACTGAAACTTCAAGAACATTTGTAGTTGAATTCCATGACTTGACTCTTGCAGTTGTACTACTTATTGATCCTGTTACTACCTCATTAAATATAAAAGTTCCAATTCCACTTACGTCTGGAGATCCTATTGTTATTGTTGGTGCTACTGTATATCCAACTCCAGCATCAGCAATTCTAATCGAAGTGACAATTCCTGCAGTATTAATAAACGACACTGCTGTTGCTGTTGTTCCAATTCCCGGTGAACTAATCGTAACCAGAGGTGCTAAACTATAACCAGATCCTCCATTAGTAATCGTAATTATTCCAATAATACCATTTGCTATTTCTGTAGTTGCAGCTGCACCAACTCCTCCACCACCAATAAATGCAACTCCAGGTGCAACTGTATAACCATATCCTGAATTTGTTAGTTCAACACCTTGTATTTTATCTGTTGTTGTCCCATTGCAGTCAATAATTCCAGAAATCATGGTTGCAATTCCAGTTGCTGTTGCTCCACCTGCAGGGGCAGAAGATATTGCAACTCTAGGCACTGATGTATATCCACTTCCTCTATTTGTTAGTGTTATCCTTCTAACTCCACCATTAACTATTCCAACAGTAGCAGTTGCAGTTACTGCTGTTCCAACTAAAGTTAAAGTTTGATTATATCCTTGACTAATTACATTGTCATCAATTTCACCAATACTAGTATCAACAATTTCATCCTCATATCTGAACAATTCACATCTTAGTTCATAAACATAGTTTTTTTGAAGTTGATAAAAAGGTTTTTCGTGCTCAACATATTTGATTTCAAATAACCTATCACCTAGAGGAAAATAAATTAAGTCACCTTCCTTTGGTCTTGAAGATAGTTCAATATTTGGTATGTTTTTAATTAAAGGTGATATATAATTTTCATATCTTTCTCTAGAAATAATTAAAACAAGATCATCTAACTCTTGAATGCCAAATTTTGACATAAGAGTTCCTAATCCATTGTATCCATCGTAAGTATCTACATAAGCTTCAATTGGATACGCTTGTTCAAAATTTGATTGGATTACTTCTTTTATAACACTTTTTTTAGTTACGTATTCTCTTGGTAGATAATATATTTCTACCCCATACATTCTCAATTGTTCATTAATTAAATCTTGAATAAGACTTTGCTCAGTTTTTGATCCTTGTTGGAAAAATGGATTAAGCATGATATCATCCTATCATGTCTAGTGGTGGTAATTCATATGTGCTTGACATTCTTTCCATGATAATATCTAATTCTCTTTGAGCATCATCGTAAATTTGTCTACCATTTAACTCCACTCCTCCAGGTAGTTTAACACCCTGGAATTTAATTAAGTTTTGTCCCCACTGACGTTTTATCAGCGCAGTTAGGTATGGTTTTAAAAAAGAATCATTCCAAACTCTACTAAAATCATTTGGATCTAACAATCTGTAGCAATCGATAATTAGATATTCACCTGATCGAACGCTTCCCCAATCAATATCTAAGTACAATCTATCCATTCTTTGATTAAAACGAATTTGTTTTTCAGTGTTTAAAAGAAAATCCAAATCTTCAAGATAAGTTTTTACCATTGCATAAGTTAATAGTTCTGTTGAACCCCAATAGTAAATATCGTTTAAAAATAACTGATATTTGACACTGAACATATTATTGGTAATTGTGTTCGCACTATCAAATCTGTAAATCTTGTTTACACCAATAACTGAAGGTGGAACTTGAATATAATTGCTATTCTCAGTATATGTAAAAGTTGTTGCAGTTCCAACTATAGTTGCAGATGCAGTTGTTGTTACTATTCCTGCATTTGGAACACTTCCCCCAGGTCCTCTTCCTCTATTAATATCATCCTGTGTTATTTGATATTTTAAGTATATTTGTGATACACCATCAAAATGTCTTTCATTAAAAAACTGAAGTGCATCATCTACTAAATCTTCTATTTGTTCATCAGCAACATTAATTTCTAAAACTGGCGCTCCCAGTTTTCTTTTACAGTAGTCTATTAATTCTTGTCTACTTGCTGGTTGCGCCATTTATTTATTACCTCTAAAAATTATTTATGGTTTGGGAAAGAAATCAAGTCAACAAGAACCTCTTGTTGTTTCATGTATAATTTCATGTAAGATTTTGCAATGTTCCTTAAATCATCAAGATCATCAATAGAATCTATTTCCATTGACGCTTTAACGTATTCAAAGTTTTTAGATAAATTTTCTAATTCTATTTTATCAGGTTCCATTTGACAAACTCCTAAGTAAAGATTTAATTTCATCAAGATCATTTTTTATCGAATTAATATCTCTCTCCATACAATTAATTTTATCTTTTTCTTTTTCTTGTATTTGTTTTCTAGCAAGATACATTTTGTGATCAGATTGGTTAGTGTTCACTATGGCATTTGTGTTAGGATCTCTAAAAAGATGATTTTCACCTTCAACTGGTATTAAATTCATTATTTACCTCAAGCAAGTGCGATAACTCTAAAATCTTGGATTATTGGAACAATAGCTTGATTTGTTGATGTCATAACAAGTTTAATTCTGAAGATCTTAAATGATGGTAAATTGTCGATTGTAAATTCATATTCTTTAAAAGATCTTGGTGTTGGTACATAATCATAGAATGAATTTTTCAAAATAAGTGTATCAGGCAATCCATCATTGAGAGAAGGATCAACAACTACTCCTGAAGAAATATTCGAATATCCTGGGAATGGTGTAAAAATAGGACTTTCGCCAACATCATTTTGAATTGAATAGAAAGATCTAATGTCATTCTCTTCATTAATTGCACCTGTAAGTAAAACTTTAATGGATGTTGCAGAACTTTGTAATGTAATTGGTTTTGAAACATAATAGAAAGAGTTTGGATCCGTATCAATTGTGTTTGCTCTGCTATCAGTTATATAATTTGTAATTGGTTGATTTACTCTGTTAGACGTGAAAATAATATTGGTTTTGGTTAAATCAATACATGGAGACAATCTATTATCAACACTTAATAAATTCATATTCATAGTAAAAGATTTGTTGCCAGGTAAATTAGTCAATCTAGCATCTTCATTAACCTCTGATGCAATTATTCTTGGAGAATCAAAGTAGTTTATATTGTTAAGTGATATTGGTTGGAAACCCTTATCAAGATATGGAGTTTCAGATCCATCAATACTTTGTCCACTAATAGTTCTTACCGCTGCAGATATAGTTGTAAATTTAGGACTAATGGTTTGAATTGAAGGTGTAATTAATTCAAATGGTACGTTATAAGTAGCCTTCACGTCTAGACCACCAGTTTTCTTAGATTCATTGAAGAAAAGTTTAGATAGTGAACCAGAACCCGTTCTATCTATAGTATTAGTTCCGGATGACATATCAACTTTCAAATAATAATAATCTAAACCAATTTGCTCAGAAATATTTGCATCACTTAAATCATGAGTTTTGTTAATTCTGAGTAGAGATATGCCATTCAATTCATATTTGTATACTAGATTTCCATTTGCATGTGGGAAAGATTTTGTTCCATTAATTTCTCTGGTGATTCCTGTTAAAGTATTACCAGAAACCCCAGTATACTTGATAATTTCGTCTCCAATTAATACATAACCTGGATTTGTACTCGCAACACTAACATTTTCAAAAGTTGTAAAATTGGAAGTACTAGCAATAGAAATATTTGCAGTTGATGAAGCAGAGTAATCTGCAGAAAGTGATGTTGGTGTTACATCAGATTTTGCATCTTCAATTATTACTTTATTAACATCAGAGTGCATTCCATGATTTCTTTGATTAACCTTAAAATGCAGTCCATCAAAAATTTCTTGAACTGGTTGCGTAATTACAACATTTCCACTGTACGCACTGTTGAGTGTTGTTATAACTCCAGAATTATTAATGTAAGTTAAAGTATATCCTGCTCCTACAGTAAAATCTCCTTGAACATCATCAACTATTAATTCATTAACACCATTGAGAGCAGAAACACTAAGTCTTAAGTTTCTTCCAACAGAAGATATGCCAATTGAAGACACTGTGAGCAAATCGCCAACAGAATAACCATTACCTCCATTAGAAACTGTAGCAGCAACTGCCACTCCACTATTAATTGTAACATTTACAGTTCCATTTTTACCGGTACCAGTGACATTAGAAAGAGTTAAATTATTATAAGTCACTGCTCCTGTGCTTGGAGTATATCCAATACCTGCATTTGTAATTGTTAATGTAGATATTGTACCTGCGCTACCCACAAGAACACCGGTTGCGTTTGATTGCAATTGAATAATTTTATTTCCGTTTGTTAATGCAGGATCATTGACAGTTGTCCCAATACCAATTCTTATAGTCTTTGAATCTATGTCAAATGGGTCTTTTCTTAAAGAAGCAATATCTGTTGGTAGAGTTGGATTGAAGAATTGAACAGATCCACTAGAAGTAAAACTTGCCCTATAAAGTTCAAATTTAAGATCTTCATATTGACTTGCATCCCAACTCGAAGCATTTTGTGATTTAAATAGAGATCCAAGAATAGGTTGTGAAGATACAAGAATTTGACCTGCTTCAGTTGCAGCAGAAGTTACATCTGCTTCTCCTAATCTTGAAATCCAAGCAGTGTATTCTGTCGATTCTGATAAAAGAACAATTGCATATTCTGTTTGACCATTCAAGTAAATTGGAGATTCAAATTCAATAGTTGTAGCAACTGAAGCATCATCAGAAATATTAACTTTATTTGGTTTCAGTTCAACCTCTGAGAATGGAAGAATTTTTAACGTTGGAAGTCCAACTTTAATTTCTCTCAACTGACAGTAAACAGGTAAAACCGAATCTTTTGTTCTGAAATAAACATTTAGTTTAGTTACAAATATACCTGTTGCATCATCAACATAGAATGATTGAGCAAGTGGGTCAACTCGCCGGTCTTGTATAATATTTTGAGTTACATTGGTGATGTTTGTTATATTGTTTATAACTTGTGAGGTAATTTGAGTTGATGAAGATGTTGTTGAACCTGCGTTTGCTGTCGCAACTGAAGATGCAGTTAAAGTTCTTGTTTCTTCGAAATCTTCATGTTGAACACGCGCATTTCTGAGAGAAAGAGTAACTTCTTGCGTATTATCAATATCTCCTTGGGAATAGAATATTTCCTCAGCTGAGGTAGTTACTAATCCACCGATTCTAGTATTTGTTGAACTATTCGTTAGTCTAAAGACCGTTCTTCCAGTTTCAAATAGTGGATTACCAGGAACATTCCCATCTGGAACTAAATATGAACCAATTACTGTTCCAATATTGTCAGTAACTAATCTAAGATTTGAAACTGTTGCTACAGCACCACTACTTTGACCTCTCAATATCATTCCAGTTCTTGCCCAACCCCAAAACTCTGGTTGTCTTTCATTTGCTAAACTAAAGGTATCAATATTTAAAATTGTACTGGTTGATGAATAATTTGCTGGAACATTATTTTCTCTATCATATGGATTTTGAACATAGAAATCGGTAGGATTGTCATATGGACCATACTTATGATTTGAAATTGCTAAGCGGAAAGAAATATATGGCAAAGTGCTTTGATCAAATCCATCAACAATTTCTGCGGTTGGCATAACACCAATGATATTTTCGCCAACTTGGAAAGTTCCAGAAGTCATTGTAACTTCAAGAAGTTTTGGCGTACAGAAATCATTAACATCTATATTATCAAAAAATCCATAAACTTGAGTATTTGGTTTCAGTCTTCTACCAGTGAACTGAATGTTTCTGGATCTCATGAATTGAATAATATTTCTACTAACAATTCGATCACCTAAAGACTCAGTATCAATTTGTTCTCTAACTGTATGTTGGATTCCAGTTCTTCTTTGATCCAAATTGGTTGTTAGACTTACACTTCCACCAATATCAATGCTGGTGGTTGTTGAAACTGTTTGTTGACCAGATGCAGCGTCTCCTGTGGTAGCAGAAGAAGATGACATGCTTGCACTTAATGTGAGTCCAAGATCTTGTCTAATACCATTAGTTTCCCATGCGCCCCAAATAATAGGACTTACGCCAAGTCTAGATCCATCTGCTTGATCTGTAATTTCTGCTCGAAGTGCCTCTGCAACACCTCGGAAAGATCCCTCCATTCTAACGTCTCTTACCTCAAGACGATTTACGTCAATCCATACATCTACAGTTGGTTCAAGTTCAATAGAACCTTCCCATGTTTTGACAAGATATGGAGTTACATTTTCAACTCTTGTTGCAAATGGTTGTTGAATCCACAAAACCTCATCATAATCTAGACTTAAAACACTACCAGTTTTTCTAATATTTGTTCCAAGAATATTACTTAAATAATTTTTATCTTGATTCGCATTTGTAGTTGTTCCAATTCCGGCAATTGCATCAGAACCTAACTCCAAGTTTAAAGAAGTTGTGTAATGAGATGGTCTCAAATGACCATTTTGTAAATCTAAACTATTTTTTACGCCAACAGTATTATCTTGCACTCCAACCGAGGAGAAATTATCAATTAAAAATCCAGACTTAAATCTATTCAATCCAACTGAATCTGAAATAAACAAGTTTGCAGTATTGTTTTCTAGAAGAGAGAGACTCGTATAGTACTCAAGATTTTTAATTCTATTCTCTAGTCTGAAGATATCACTCATTTGATATCTTTTGTGGTCAACAAAACTAATCTCAACATCTTTAACATCATAAAGATATGGAGGTAATGCAATATTAGCAATGTTTAAACCACTAGATACTTCTTCTGGAAGTTTTGGATTATCTGCAGGTTCTCCAACTTTTAACTGGAATATTCCTTCCCTTGTGAGATAAATTCTATCGATTCTTGGGAGATAATAAGTGAATGATAGAGTTTCTGATTCATCAGATGCTAAAATATAACCAGAATTAGTGCTATGATTTCCTCCCGTAAAAGATCTACCACTAAATTCAAATGGAGATTTAGCGCCTGAAGAAACTGTGTAGTTGCTAACTCTAGGTCTTGCGTCAATTACATCAGTGTTACGAATACGATTTACTGATTGAATTTCTGTGCCGTAATCAAATCCATTATACGAATTTGCAGTTGTAATATCTGCGGTGTCTGAAGATTCGTAATAACCATGAGCATAAACTACTTTTAATTTTCTAATTGGTTCTTTTATATTTTGTTTTCTTTGTATATAACTGTAGTCATAATGAGTTGGTGTTTGCCCATTATAAAATGTAAAATTATTTGTAATATTTTTGCTTCCTTGATTTAAAGTAAAGGCAATTCCATTTACACCTGATTGTGAAAATTCAACAACTTCTCCTTCTTGGAAAACATTTTGATTCAAATAAACAAAAGATATTTTACTGCTGTTTATCTTTTCTGCATATATTGCTCTAGCACCACTGATTGTTCCTACGAATTCTTCACCAATAATTAAATCATCAGTTTTTGCAGTTGGACCATCTAAAGATCCAACAACTATATTTGGTAATACTGGATCTGATGTATCATTGGATTCATAAATTCCATGAATTTTAATTACATCTGGAACGTTTAATGAAATCTTTTCATCCTGAACTCTTGTACCAAATGGATACAATCCATAAATTAGTCCATCATTTTTTGTAGTTGTGCCTGTTCCGGAATAATCATACTTTGATTTATTAATTATGATCGATTCTACAGGTGCCTTTCTTTTTGTTTTTGAAGTAACGGATGATTTTCTTAAGGTAGCGATCAGTTTAGTTCCCGTATCATCTGATCCAAGTCCATTAATCACTAATTGAGTTGAACCATTGGTAAATTGGAATTTATCTTCTGTTAAAATCTCTAATGTTCCATCGGATCTAGTTAAGACATATCTCTCCTCATCAAAAGGTAAGAATACTTGATCTGTTCCTGCTGTTATTGTTGCAGTTGATTTATTTGTAATTGTTGTATCAAATTCTTTTCTAATTATTAAAGTAGATCCAATTAAATCAACAGATTGAACATTCACCTTTGGAAGAGGGGCAAATAATTGATTATTATTTTGTGAGGTCTGTAGTTTAGTGTATAAAACAGAAAGATCATTTACATTTACAGTTGTACTTGCAAATCCTCCGTCACAAACACCAGTTACAGTTGTTATACCACTAACGATAATTGAGTTAGTTAAAACTTGATCAACCTTTGCAAAAGATTTTACTGTAAAATTTGGTCTCGTATATTGAATTAAATTTCCAGTGGTTACAATTCCAGGGAAAGCAACTGTTGGACTTGTGACTGTTGCAATTCCAGCAGAAAATGGAGAGATGGATGCATTTCCATTACCAATCAATGAAGAAACTGATTGGAGTGTATCTGCAGAAAAAGTTTTTGAAGATCCTACATTAGCATATAAAGATTTTACATCTGAAATTCCGTAATTAGTAAAACCAATACTGACTCTGGTATCATTTGTACTATCAAAAATTAATTTTTCTCCATTTATGAAATTACCAGAAATCTGATAAACAGTTAAAGCTGCACCAGCACTAACTGAATTTTTTAAAAATGCAGTAGCTCCACTTGAATCTCCCTTGATATAAGTCGAAGCATTTAATGTAATTGATTGATTGAGAGTTAAGTCTCCATATGTTTGAACATCAAATAAAGAAATATCCCATCTGTTTATATTTTGATTCTCAAGTTCATAAGATCCAGACTCTAAAGCAAAATCATAAACTCTAGCGATTCCAATTTCTTTTCCTGCTGGAGAGTAAGAACTTAACCCAACTCTTGCATCTCTTAAACTAACTGTTGTAGAGGTGTTAATTCCCAGAGATGGCGCTCCTGAAGATCTATTTAATGTTAATGAAGAACCAAAACTAAAATTAACTGCTTGATTTTGAATTAAGTTTGTAGTTCTTGGTTTTGGAGCATCAAGAAGAGCGGGGGAAATTGTTTCTACTTCATATCCTCTTACATATGCTTTTCCTGGACTTATTTTGTAAACAAGCAAATCTTCTGATGGAGCAACGCCAGAAGTAGTTTGTTGATTTTTTAAATAAATTCCATTATTACCTTTTCCATCATTTAAACTTTCTCTACAAAAAGTAGTAAATGATTTAATATAATAATTTCCAGATTCATCAAATGTTCTTCTAGCGAATTCATCTGCAAGAAGATTATATTCTGTATTTTTGTTTAATTTTCTTAAAACACCGTCCTTTACATTTGCTAATTCAATAAAACTTGGATAATCAAAAGAATCTAATGGTTTTTTTGATAATTTTGCAGTTATCTTCAGTCTATCTGCACCTGGAGCAGCATAGTTATTAAATCCGTTAGCGTTGTCATTTAAATATTCATCAAGATCTGCAGAAATTACTTCTTCAATAATATCAAGACCAACTCTGTAACTTGGTGAATTTGTGTATTGATCAAGAATTAAAATTTCATCATTAACATCAACAAAATAACCTCTTATAAAATAAACTCCAGCACCTAAAGCAAATGCAGACCCAATAGCAGTTGAATCAGTTGCAATGGTTCTTGCAAATCCTTCTCCAGAAGAAATAAAAGTACTACCAAAAGAAATATTTGATTCTGTAATTAAATTTTCGCCGTCTGAAAATTCTCTTGTCGATAAATTGTTTTGGTTAGATTGATAATAATCAATATATAATGTAATATTTCCTTTTTCAGATTCTTCTGAGGTAATTACCTCTCTTACAATTGCAACAACTCCAGAAATTTCTCCTCTAATTTGAACTCCTACTAAACTGTCCAAATATAAAGAAACTGGTATTCCTAAAAAATTACTCTCAACTTGTACTGCGTAAAAATTTTGAATATATGTTAAATTTCCAGGAATAACTTTCGCACCTTCTTTAAAGAAGTGATTGCCAAATTGCTCAACTTGATTTTGCAATATTGATTGCAAAGTAGTCAGTTCTCTTGCTTGAACTGGGTATCCTGGTTTAAAAAGAACTTTATAATAATTATTGTCCTTGGCACCAATTACTGGTTCATTGTAATCATCAAAGTATGGAGCTACGTTGAGGTTAGTTTCTTGAGACATAATTCCTTAGAATTGCAAAATAACTTTGATATCTTCTTTTTGATTAGTTGACCTAGTAATTGATGGTCTGTTGTCAACATAAATGATATTTCCAGAGTATTTTTTGACTTCTGGTTGTGACACACCCTTAATAAATTGTTGACCCAAATAGTATGTCCTACTATTTATTACTGTACTAATACCTGGATTGCTTGAACTTCCAAAAGTTGTTTGAATAGCAAGAGTCGCACTACCACCCAAAATATTGAATGATCCACTACTTCCAATATCAGCGGTAAACCTATGTAATTTAAATCCATATTCTGGTGATGGATTTTGAGTTCCACTAGTGTTAAATCCAGCATGATATCTATCTTGCCAATATTTTAAAACACCAGTACTTTGATCATAAGAAATAACTCTACCAAAAGCAGTAGATCCAACGCCTATAGTTTGTGTGATTTGAGTATCTGGGTTGAAAACAACAGAACTATATCCAATACCAGTTAATTTGAGAGCATAGACAGCACTTGCTTTGTCTATCGTTAATATATTGCTAGAATCATAACTGAGAGGACTCTCTATAATTCCCACTTTGGCGATTTGATTTCCTGTAATAAAATCTGGATTTTCAGTATCATTTTCTATTCTTGAATAAAAAAGAATATTGAATGCGCCAAGTTCACGATAAATATCTGCTCCATGACCTCCTTGGGGAGGAATGATAATATTAGAAACTGGAGACGTTGTTCCTGTTGGTACATTTCCTCCAACAAAATCTAAAGTTCCAAAAGTGTATCCAGATCCACCGTTTGAAACAGTTACGCTTTCAACTTTAGAGTCATTATTGATTACAACCGTTGCTTCTGCACCTGATCCATCACCTTTTATTGGAACTCGTGTATAAGTTCTATTTGCAGTTCCTAGACCAACACCTCTGTTTATAATCGTTACAATCTTTAGTTGTCCACTTGTTGCCGCATTATTTCTGACTGCTGCTTCTCTTGAACTGGTTTCCCAATCAGGAGGAACTGGCATATAATTTGTAGAGTCAAATTTTACAATGTCACTTGGACTGATTGTATAAAGATATTTCCAGATATATCCATCACCACTTGTTCCTGCCTCTCTTGGTTCTAGATCAGTGAAAGTTGGTTCATCAAGAGAAGGTCTACCTGATGGATTTTCTGGAGAAGTTCCATTCTGAAGACAAATATAAACTCTATAGTCGCTGTTAAGTACGTAATAATTTGCTGAATATAAATCTACCGCGTTTGATGGTTGTGATGGATTGGTTGCACTTATGTCATGACGATACATGTCATAGGTAACACCAGAAGTCCAAGTAGTTTTTCTAATAACTTGTCTAACGTCTGTTTTAGATATTTTTTTGAGGGCAATCATTGTATCCCAATGATTATTCTCTTGATCAAAATTATCAACTGGGGATGGTGGACTTGTGTTCCAATCAACGTTGTAATCAGTTGGATTTGGAAGTCCAACAAATGAATAATAGGAGTTACCGGTAGAAGCAACTCCTGCTATAAAGTTTTTTGCATTTAATATACGAAGTTGATCAGTTATAATTGCAGCCATTTGACGGTATTTTTTTATCTATTTATTATAGATACCACGAGGATACACCTGACCCTGAGATGGTCTTCTACCTGTCAACCAACCTGGACGAGTTTCTGTTACAGTAGAACTAAAATCTAAATTAGTAGTAACTATATTATTTGAAATATTAATTACCAAATCAGAAACCGTAATAGTTCCCTGCATTGCACCATGATGCTGACAAATATAATAATAAGTACCAGTGGTTGTTGGGGTCCAGGTAATTGTTCCTGATTGCGTTCCATTATTTGTAATATATTCAGTTACGGCACTACCTGTTCCCGTAACTGCAGCGGTCTTAATCCAAAAAGGATGCCCAGAAGCACTAATCGACAACACTAATTTATCACCCTTAAGAACTGTAAAACTAGGATTTGAACCAGAAATATCACCAGAAAAAGAATATGCACTTGCACCACTATTAGTAACGGAAGCTGTAATGGTTTTGCCTGTTGATGGTTGAGTTGTTGCAAAACCAGCAACTGCTGTAGTTAAATTTACGATTGACCAATCAGCCATCAGACCGTCCTCGCACAGAAGAGAACCCCAGCAGTTTCACTAGATTTATTGTAAGAACCAGTAATCACCGTATAAACCTCACTACCACTAATTGTAATCGTATCACCCTGTTTAACATCTTGTCCTGATGCAGCAAGTTTGAAATCAATTACAACAAAATCATCAGGCATATAATAAGGACAAGGAATTAAGTTACCATTAATAGGAATACCTTTAATAACTGCATTATATGTTGAGATTGTAAATTTATTTCCATAAGTGTCACTATTGTTGGTCAACTGACCAGTGTCTTTAAATCCACCAGTTCTTGAATAGATAGTTGCAAAACCAGATCCGATTGATTCATAATTATTCTGTCCAGATCCAGTTGAAGATGTATAATTAGATTGTGATGTTGCTATAGAATAATTCTGTCTAACAAGTCCGTTATGATCGCTTTGGCTATAAATTTGAGAGTATCCTGCCTCTGCTGTTCTTGTGGTAAGACTAGTATCGCTAGGGTTGTTATGATTACCAACCAAATAAGTTTTAAATCCTATCATTCCAGTGTTTCCAGCATTTGTATTAATCGAAGGATCTTTATCAATTAAAGTAAGACCAGCAGAGAATGTTTCATCAAAATTATAAAGAACTGAATTAAAATTGTGAATAATAAAAGTTGTAAATGTGCTATCGTTTAATGTTCCAGAAATTGATGGTTGACTATATGAAAAAACTGCAAAACTAGGATCAATCCCAGAACGATAGACATTTAATTTAAGTGCATGAGTTGTTGGGCTGTTGGTTGATGCATATTGAAAATATCCATCAAACTGACCGCCTATCTGTGCATAAGAATCACTATTACTGAAGTCTAAACTATTACCAACGCTAGCGGGAGAGGCAGGAATATCCAAAAGATTAGTTCCTCTAAAACTATCTCGATATAGACCCCCTTTATCACTATTATTAGTGGTATTAAATGGAAAAAATGATGATCCAGCATAAATACTCATTACAGAATCACTATAGGTTTTAAATCCTCTGTAAGTTACGCCAAATCTTTTAGAGGTGTTAAAATCTTGTTTTAAAACTGCCCAGGGACGAGCACTATCAACTGCTGGTGTTAAGTTTTTATCAAAGAACTGATTAGTTGAACCATATCCAACAGGTGAAGCACCACCATCAACAAGAACAGTGATACCAATTGCAACAGCACCATTTGCGGACCCACCAATATCCGCAGCATTCAGTGTCACATATTCATTATTAACATATCCTTTTCCAGGACGATTAACAAGTATTTTTTGAATACTTCCACTAGATCTATAAACATCAAATGTTGCACCAGTTCCAATTCCACTTGTGGTTGCAATAGGGACATCAAAATAATCAGTGCCTGCTGATCCCACAGTTCCACCACCACTATAAGCACTAATGGATGTTACTAACCCTGATATTTGAGTTCCATGCAGACTTAAAAAAGTAAATGCCTGTTCTAACTGATCGATAACATCAGTTCTTGCCCATCCTGCATTTTTTGTAATCGTAGTTGTTGTGATAGCCATTAGTCCTTATGCCTCCAGTTGAAGAATTGTTAGGTTCGCTGTAATCGCTTGAGTAGAACCAGAAAGATTTGTGATTGCCGCATAGATCGTGGTGTCAGCAGGATTATTAAGATTGCCACCCATCACGAAAGGAGAAATAATCTGAGTTGTTGAGATGCCAGTTGTAATCACCTCAGCAATCACACCACTTCCAGGAGATGGATCAATTCCTTGACTTCTAGAAGCATCAGCAGTACGAGATGCACTATCAGTATATAGTCTCAACCAACCTGCTGTGGATAATCCAACCTTCATTAGTGCATAAGACTTAAATCCAGTAATATTTGTATTTCCAATTCCAAGGTTAGCAATTGAAGTTGTGACACCACTAACGGTAGTTCTTGATTGTAAAGAACCACCAGACGCCGTTACGGTTACAATACCAGCAGAAATCGAAGAAACTGTTAAGTTGTCTCCAAAATCAATAGTTCCTGCAGTTCCAACAGTTGTTCCACTATCTTTAACTACAATACCAGTTCCTGCTGCTACAATTCCAGTGAGTAGAGATCCATCAAGGGCAGGCAGTGCCCCTGTAAGTTGTCCTGCAGGAATATTTGTAAGACCTGATCCAGACCCAGAAAATGATGTTGCTGTAACTACACCCGCAGCGTTAATACCAGATGAATTAATTGTAACTGCAGATCCAACAACTACTGATGACGCAGTTATAATACCAGATGAATTGATACTGCCTGAGGTAATAGATCCTACAGTAATGTTGGGAGTTCCAGAAAGACCTGTTGCGTTACCCGTTACGTTACCCGTTAAGTTTCCAACAACTCCACCAGTGGCAGTAACAATACCAGAAACATTTAGATTATTGAATGTAGAAGTTCCTGATGTATTAATACCAGCGATACTACCGGTGATGGTAGCGATACCAGCGCCAAAAGTAACGCTCAAATTAGAACCAAAATTAATGGTTCCAGCAGTTCCAACTGGAGTTGCATCATCTTCAATAATAACTCCACTACCACTACCAATAACTCCAATCAGTGCAGAACCATTAATAGCAGGAAGTGCTCCTGTGAGTTGTGACGCATTTAAAGTTCCATAAAAACTTGTTGCGGATATAACACCGGCAACAGTTAGTGCCTCAGTGATAACTGTTGTTTTAATACCAACATTACCACTTGAATCAATATACTGACGAATATTTCCCTGTCCATCAGCGATGACTACATTATTTGATGAAGTACGAATATCTAATCCAGTTTGTCCGTTATATCCACCAATAATAACGTTATAAGATCCTGTAGT